TTCGTCGTCTCGATTCCTAAGTCCATATCATCGAATAACTCGGTGATGTCCGATTTCATCTCACCGATAGTCGTTACCCAAATGTCGCGCAGCTGAGGCGCAAGCGGAATCCAAATGCTCTTGATGCCTTCCCAAATAGGCTTGAGAACGTTCTCGTGTAGGTCGGTGAGCGCGATTTTGATCTTGTTGTACGCCGTGCGCGCCGATTCGAAGAAGTTTTGGTTTTCATTTCTCAGCGCGATGATAGCGACCGATGCGGCGCCGATAGCGATGGTGAGCGGCCAGAAGAGTCCCGCCAGAATCGTTCCCAATCCGGAAACCAACCCGATGATCCCGGTGATGGCGAATTTGAAAATGAAGAGGCTCAAGATCACCGGCGTGAGCGCACCGGCGATTAGACCGATTGAGACGATGAACTTGAACATCGCTCGCACGCCACTTTCGCCTATCGTATCTCGCAAACCGGCTCCCATATCCTTGATGGTCTGGATGAGTCCTAACATCGCGCCTTTGACGATGTTGATTCCGTCCAAAAGTCCCTTCGCTATTTCGACCGTGGTATTGCCAATCTCCACGTCGAATTTCTTTCCCACTTCCTCGATGACGTCTCCGATGCTAGTGCCGGTTCCTTCCGCTGAGTCCTTGAGAATCTTCAAAGCGAAGAGGACGCCGTTGAGCGCGTCGGTGATATCTCCTACCGTGCCGCTCATATCCGCGAACAGCGGCGTGAAGATTCCGATGGCGAGCGACTCCAACGAAGACTTGAAGAGGGTCATCTTGCCCAGGAAGTTATCGAGGCGTTTGGACGCCATCTCTGTAGCCGTGCCGGTACTCTCCACGAGAGCCTTTTCCAGCTCCTGTACGGACGTCTTGCCGGCCGCAGCCAAAGCGTTGTAGGCGCGTTCGCCTCGAATGCCGAAGATTTCACTTGCGACACGCGCCCGTTCGGACGCTTTCGGGATTTGCGAAATTTTTTGATTGAAGTCGTCTACAATCGCGCTGATTTTCCGGAGACTCCCATCGGCGTTGTCTAGCTCAATCCCCCATTTCTCCATGAGCTTGCGCGATTTGCTTTGCGGCTTGGAGAGCTTGACGAGCATATTCATCATCGCAGTACCGCCCATGCTGCCCTTCAAACCGGCGTCTGCGAGTCGAGAAAGCGTTGCGACCGTTTCTTCCAGTCCCACGCCCATTGACCGCGCTTTCGTACCCACGAACTTCATACCTTCACCAAGCTCGTGGACGGTCGTATTCGCACTCACCGAAGCGAGTGAGAAAACGTCCGCAACATGGGACGTATCCTCCCATTCCAAGCGCATGATCTTGACGGCCTGAGCGACGATGTCGGCGGACCGCGCAAGGTCGGTTCCGGACGCCGCAGCGAGGTCGGTAACACCTTCGACGCCCGCCATGATCTGGGTAACGTCCGCGCCGGCAATCGCGAGTAGCTCCATTGCTTCGGCCGATTGCGTAGCGGTGAATGCGGTCTTGATACCCATCTGCTCGGCCTTTTGGGTCATCAAGACAAGTTCTTCGCCCGTTGCGCGCGCAATGGCGCCCACGGCGGACATCTGGTGTTCGAAGTCGGCCGCTTTCTTGATGGCGCCGCCCATCACAAGTCCCAACGGCGCCATTGCGAAACCTAAGTTCATTAAGCCTGAGCTGAGGCGCTTGATCCCTTGCCCCACCATCTGGAATTTGGCGAACATCTTATCCATCACGGCGCCCATTCGACCGAAACGCCTCTCAAAACGATTTGCGGAGGAGATAAACCGGCCCAACTCATCGCGTGCTTGGCTAAAAGCCTTGACGCCCTGCCGGGTGTCTACCTCAAGCCTTCCGCCCAATCCTACTCGCTCAAGCGCCATCGTCTACCTCGTGCCGGGCTTTCCCTTCCCCTTCAAAGCGTTCGCCTCCATCTTCAGTTGTTGATAGAGGCGCTTCATGTACCATTTTCTTTCTTCGGTCGGCATCTCCATTATTTCGTCGTAACTCCATCCCTTCATATAGTAAGTAAGCAAAAACATTACTTCCCGAAGGTCATCCGGTTTACCTATCGGGAAGAAACGCCGAAAAAATCATCGTATGTCCACGGTATCGATTTCTTGAAACCCGTTCTACACTTCGGGCAGTCTCCTTCCACCATCATATTCGGTCCTAAGAAGTGGAGGTCCAGAAGGTCGGTGAGAGTCTCAAGGTCCAGCTTCCCCATCTCGTCCAAATCGGCGTCCGTCACGAGGATGTTCGGACCGTCGTTCACGCCAATGATACTCCCCTTGATGAGTTCCATCTTCGTTTCTCCGACGTTGATATCACCGCCGTGGGTCATCATCTCGTAACTGTTCCAAATCGGCGCCCCCAACTTGAGCTTCTTTACCTCCTTGCCGTGCGCTGGGAACGGTTCCTTCAACTCGTATTCCCACAACACGTCCTCGGGAGTTTTCGCGATGTGGATTTCTAGCGTGTTGAGGTCCGCTTTGAAGTCGAATTCGTTTTTGCACCCACCGCATTTGGGTCGCAGTTGAAGGATGTTACCCAGCGCCTTCGTCCGCAACCAAACGTACACATAAAAAACGTCCCCGGCCGGCATCTGCCCGATGTGGACGTTCTTCACTTCCGCCTTGGTGTTTTCGTCGAACGTATGCGGACCCAGCTTCGGGCACATCCGACCGATCACCATGCTTGCGTACTGCGCCATGTTGAGGTCGGGATGTTCGGCGCGCAACTGCCCCAACGCTCGTTCCTCCCTCATGTTCCATCGCTTGGTCTCGATGGCGTCTCCTGCGGCGCCTTTCGAGTCCACGACGGCCAATGGGAGCTTGGGTCCCTGCTCTTGAAGAGTGGTGACCACGTAGTTCGGTTTTGTTGGGTCTCTTTCGGTCTTCTCGGAATCGTTCACGGTTCACCTCCATTTGCTTGGAGCCATGATAGGCCCAACCGTGTATTTGGGTTCACTAGATGGGCAGAATATCGTCGTATGAAATCGTCCACTCGACGGTCGCCATCTCTCCTTCGTTCACCATCTCCAGGTCGGGCAGTACCCGCTTCGACGCGAATGCGCCCAGCAAGCTGAACGTCCTGAGGACATTCCCGCTTCCCGACTTGTGGATGAGCGTCCCCGGCTTCTTGTAGCCGGGACTGATGGGGTGTTGGCCTTCCTTGAACCATACCTCCATCGCCGCTTGCTCCACGGTGTGGTGCATCGGGAGCATGATCGTGAACTCGCCTGGGTTGCGCTCGCCGCCCGATGCCTTCGTCCGGTCGGGCAGGTCCGTCGTGACCAGTTCGTCCTCGATTCCGCTGACCTCAGTCGGCGTGAGAGGCGGAAGGCCGATGACGAGTAGTTCGAAGTTGTTTACCGGGATATGGTCCGGCAGGATTGCGCCTTTCATTCTATCCTCCTTGAGCCAAAGAATCCGCTTTTGCGGTCTTAGCTACGTTGCTACTCCACCGTCACCGCGTTCGCCTGGACGGACGCGACCAAGTCCGCACCGGCCGTGGGCGCCGCTGAGACGACGATTTCCACGAGGTCACCCGCCGCCAACGAGATGTCCAGGGCCAGCGACTTCTTCGTGCCGTCATCCTCCGTGTTTGCCGTCGTCAACTCGCCCTGCGACGCGCCGTTCTTGTGGACCTGTACCGTGGTGCTTCCGGCCGTGCCGGTCGTGCCCACGGACGTCCGCAAGCCGGTGAGCTTGCTCTCATCGTCATCGACGATGAACGCGCCGATGGTCGCCGTGGCGATTGTCGCTTGGTACGCGGATGCGGCCGGGGATTTCCCCTGCACGAGCGCCTTGAGGACATCGTACAGCTGATTGATATCCTCGTATGACTCGTCGATTCCGGCGCCAGCGATGCCGAGTAGTTTCTTCAGAACCTTCATTGCTTACTCCTTTTCTCGTCTCAAGGCAGCGCCTTGTATTATCCCACCGATTCGAAGATGCCCTGCTTGCCGATGAAGATATTGAACCTCTCCACCGTATCGGCCAGCCGCAGTTTGATTTCGGCGTTCATGTCACCGCTCGCACGGGTCGCGTCCGTGTTGTTCTCAGCGTCGATTTTGATGATGGTCGAATCTTCGAAGGTATCGCCGCGCAGCGCCCGCTTCGTCCACTCCGGATAGAAGTAGGTCTGGAAGGAAACGATGGCTTTCTTCTCCTCCACCGGGTCGTTGATCGCGAAGATGATCCAATCGAAGTTCTCCTGGAGCACGTGTTCGTAGTAGCTCATCTGCTCGCGTTGATGCTTCCATTTCCAGTTCGAATCGAGGTACAACGTGCGGTCGCCCCAGAGGATGAAGTTGCCCTTCACCTTTTTGATGACGCCGATTCCGACCGGGTTGAGCGACTCTTCGTCCAGAATCGTTTCACCGGTCGGCAACGCGAGAATCGCCGGCAGGGTCGCTTCGATACCGGCCTCAGCTTTGTGGTACCCGGTATAGTCCGCCGCGATGCGCGCTTCCCGCCCGTGGATCATCCCGGTACAGGAGATGAGCTTGCGCTTCCCTTCCGCGCCTCCTTCCGGGTCGGCCACGTATGCGTAGCTTGGGAAACTCATCACCGCGAAGTCGTTGCGCCCAAGCGTGTCGTTGACGAGCGTGATGGCGGCCGATTCGGTGAGAACGTTGGACGCCGCTTCGTACCTGTACTGGTGGTTCTTCGCTTCTGCGTAAGCGATGCCCGCCTTCTGGACCGCCGTTGAGGTGATCCCCGGCGTTGCGAACTTCACCAGACCCAAGTTGCGGTTCACGATTCGGTTGAATGGGCTGTTCGAGGTATCCCAGACTTGCTGGGTGTAATCGGCGTCCACGAGGTCTGCGTTTCCGTCTCTTCCGTTCGTCAACTCTTGCGGCGCTTCCACGAGGAAGTATTTTCCAGTTGCGCCGCTCATCGTGAGGTCCGAACCGTCTGCGACGGTAATCGAGCTGTGGTTGTTGTCCACGATGCGGTAGTATTCCAGCTTGGACTCGGGCTTATTCGGGTACAGGCGCCCGTCGATGAGGCTATCCAGGATGAACGGCTTGTAGTTGATGACGAGCGTGTCCGTAGCAACCAACGGGCTTGCGCCCGCTGTTACCGTGAACGGAGGTGCCCACTTGTTCTTGAGCGCACCTCCTGCCGCACCTGGAGGGTTGAAGAGGGTTCCCAGCGTCACCGTGCCCAGGGCGCCGAACTTGTCCGAAACCGCCGTGCCGGTCGTTGCGGCCGTCATCGTGATCGTGATCTTCTGCGCGACCATCGCATCGGTCGTGGACCCCAACGTCAACGTTGGGTTGCCGCCACCGGGGGAGTTGATCGCGAAGTCGTGGATGTCGGCGGTAAGGACCGTGGCCGTCACGGTCGCCGTCTTGCCGTAGTGATTCGCCGGTCGGACATCGGCGGTATGCGCGCCCGTCCAGAGGTCCACGGCTTCGACTTCGAAGTTGGACGAATCGTCGTTGATGACGTCCACCCAATACCTGGGGCTGGTCGGGTCGGTCGAAAGGTTCGGATACTTTTTGACGAACGCCCCATCGACGTAGATTGAAACGCTGAACTCGGAATCGGGGTTGTCCTCCCCGTCCTGGATCATGAAGCTCACCGCCTTGGCTTCGTTCTCTAGCACGAGGTAGTAACGCAGGTCAGCGCCGCCTCCGTGATCGGTTAGCATCGTCGCGTCCGATGCGACGGTGATGACGCCCGCCGAAGTGTTTCCCACGATGTCGTATCGCTTGTTGGCGACGGCCGCAAGCTCGATGTAACCTCCCTTCCATTGGTCGGTTGCGAATGCGGTCGTCTCTTCGGTGTCAAGGGTCGTCTCGGTGAGCTTCCCGATTGCGCTCAAGTCCTTCGTGAAGCGCAACTCCTTCCCGCCCCATCTTCCGCCGTTGTGCGCCTTGAGAGTCCCCATCGGCGTGAGAACGTCTCCTCTGCGGGCGTACAAGGTGTGAGCCGCTTGCTCTTCGTTCCCGTCCGTCACGCGGACCAAGAGCAACCCACCGGCGCCGTTGGCGAGGTCGTAGTATCCCAACGCTGCGTCGGGAAGCAGGGAGTCATCGATGTAGCTCCCGCACTTCTTCCCGAACTGCGCTTTGTTGGTCGCCTCGATGAGCTCACCCACCGGTCCTTTTTCGAGGATGCCCCCGTACCCAGCGAAACCGAGTGCCGCCGGTTCGATGGTCTTGTCACCCTCTAACTCCGTGATGGTGACGCCAGCTCCACGGGTTGGTCCGTATCGTCGTTGCGCCATTGCTAGCCTCCTAATCGATGGTTACGTCCATGTCGCCGGTCAGCACCATTCGCTTGACTGCGTACACGTCTTTCGTTTGCTTTTGATAGAATAACGCTCCTGCTATTCGAAAACGAAGGAATCCTGCGTGGATGTCTCCCCGGTTCGGTCCGGTTTGGTCGGTGTACTCGTTGAGGAGGTGTAAGCGGTATTCTTCGTCCATTCCTCTCGATACTATGACGGGATTATTAAAGAAAAAGTCTCGCATCTCATCGGCTAATCGCTCGTGGTCTCTTGCCGAATCGGTAACACCGCGCATGGAGATTTCGATGTCCGTCTGTCGTGGTCCTGGAAGCAACGTTCCTGCGCCGGAATCCTTATTGAGTACGCCGGTGTCTTGCCCCACTTGGCGCTTGTTGGTAAATGCGAAGTCGATTAGTTCAATTGCGGGGACTTTTTCAAGCTCGTTGTACTCTTGCGACGTGGAGATAGCGACCTCCGGAGTCCACAAGAATCGTACCCAAGGAACCTTCCCCGCGTCGATTGAGGCGCTCAACGTTATCACGCGCGTGTTCGGGTCGTAGGATTGAAATAAATCGGTGAAGTGATCGGGGTCATCGGTATGGTTGAAAACGGAATCGATACCCACAATGTTGTAAGGCGTCCCCAACGGATAGTCGTCCAAATCGAGGGTCGAAGCGGGCGCCGAAAGCGCCGGCAACGGATAGTCCGCGATGACTTGAATTTCCTCTCGCAACTTCGGGATGAGCGACCTGACGATCAAATCCTCTTGAAACTCTACATCGGAGGAATATAGCAAGCGGACTTCTTCGACGGTCGGTGTGTAGCGTTTGTCGGTCGTGACGAGGTTCACGATGACTTGGATTTTCTTCTCGGTGACCGGGAAGGAACCGATGTTGTTCGCAATATCCGCTTCCGTATTCCAATTGCTCGTGCTTACCGCCCACGCACTTCCCGTCCAGTAGTATTCGTCGGTCCCATCGCCCAATCTGAAACCCAAACTCGTGAGCGCATTTCCAGAATCGTCGTACACCTGAGTGTCGAAAACTTGGAAGTTGAGCCACTGCTTTACCGTATTCGGATTTGTTACCCAAGTCTTTGCGTAGATATTTGCACTCGTGGGATACTCGCCTGCGCTATCCTCCTGAAGCTGGATGCGGTTCGTTTTCGGATTGAGACGCGCATTCGTTCCCAACGTGATCTTCGCTCGATACTCTTCCAGGAAACGGAACCGCTTGATGAGCTTCCAAAGCCTCATGACGTCTCCCTAATTTCTTTGAACGCCATCCGCAATCCCGCTTGCCAATTCTTCTTCGCTTGGGTTCGGAGACTCGGATCATCGAACGCTTGCTTGATGAACGGTCGAGACGGGATGGTGATGACCTTCGTTCCCGCTTTGAGAGGGAGCCATCCGCCCGGCATCCGCTCCCAAAGCTCTGCGGCCCTTCCAGTTAGCGATGAGGGAGCGATTGCTCCAGTGCTAGCGAGCCAAAGGACGTAGAAAAGCCCACGCATCTTCTTCGTGACCTTTATGGCTACTCCCTGGTGTATAGCCACGCCGATGTTAAAGACCTCGGATGTTCGAAGAATACCGATGAAAACGGATAGATCAGTAACAGCTTTCGAAGTCACCGCTTGAAATAGGTTCCCGGTATCGACCAACGGTTTGTCGCCGCCTTTAATCGCGACGGTGAGCGGCGCGTTCCCAACGTACCTTCCCGATTTGATCGAGTCCCTGATCTGCTTCTCCGCTATCTTCCCGTTGAGGCGCGTTGCGCGTCTCATATGCTTGCGGATGATCTTGTTCGCCTTCCCCGGCTCCAACGCCTGTTGGAGTTTCTTCCATCCCTTATCCCGTTTGAAAGCGACCGGCACTATTGTAGCCCTTGGCGAGACGGTTGCCTGTCCGAGAAAAACGCCTTCACCATCGTCGCACCGCCCGCTTCCGGGTAATGGCCGATGGGTTTGAGGCTCACGATGTAAACGTCCGTCTCAACGTTCCCGATTTTCGTGAAGCGGTCGTTTTGCTTAAGCACGACCGATTGCGCGTTCAAATCGACGTACCTGAAGAGCACGTACCCATCCGCCTTTTCCGATGGGCCTCCGACCGACATCGCCAGCTCGTCATCGAGTCCCCACTTCACTTGCCCCGGTAACGTCTTGGAAGTCTCGTGCGCCGCTTGCATTACGGGTTCGCGATAGTCGTCATCGTACACGGTGTTGGTTTTATCCAATTGCGTGATGACGATAGGGACGGGATGAAGGAGGTTCGGAAGCGTCATCAGCTGTAACTCGGATTCGCCGGTGTCGCGCATCCGATAGGCGCCTTGTAGAGTCGGATGATGTCGAGGATTTCTTGGTCACTCGTTATGCCGCTGAGACCGGGCGCACGCGGCTTCAACTCGCCTCCTGCTTGACCGAACTTCCGCTGGTGCCCATCGGTCCGTTCCTCGATGATTGGGCCGAGCAACGGAGGAACGCTCCCACCGGGCGGTGGCGACCCGGCAGCGGTGTACAACGGCGTTGTGAGCTTCTCGATCACGAGCTTCAGCAACGCCCGTTGGATCAGTTTGGGCACGCTTCCGTCCGGTTCCGTGAAGCCGAAAACGCCCTTGATGGTTTGATTCTTCCTTCCCTTCCGAAAGATCATCCGACCGCCACGACCGTATGCCCACGGCCGCGTGTAGATTGAACCCTCCTCATCGGCCATTACGAGTTTGATCCTGGGGTTTCGACGGTCATCCGGATAGCTGCGCGAGTTATACACCTTGTAGTAATCGGTATCCAAGTTGGCGCTGTCGCCGTTGAGCTTCACGTACTCAATCGAGATGATGGGGACGCCGGTATGGATGGTATCCGAATTCGTCCCATCGACCTCCAATGTTAGGTCGATAGGTTCGAACCATTGCCGGCATGCCCTGATGAGAAAGGCTTGCCACGTTTCGATGGCCGCTTGGACTTCCGCGTCCGGGTACTCAGTTGCGTCGAGTCCTTCGGCTCGCACGTCCGCGATGGTGATGTAGTCCGTCACGGCTACCTCCTACAGAACGCCTCTCCAAAAGTCCTTTTCGGTCTGCTCCCAGTCGCCTATCTGGAAGAGGCGCTTCTGAGTCTTCTTGGGCTTTGCCGCCGCCTCGATACCCGTTTTGAAATCGCGTTCCTTGAGCCACGCTTTCGCCTCTGCCGGCGTGAACTTCTTGGCGTCGAATCGGATGGACTGGATTTCGACCGTCCGCTTGGGCTTGAGCTTCACGCCCCAGATAACACTCACACCGGCCGGGAAACCCTTGGGTGCGCCGCGCCTGAACTGATCGTATTGCTTGGGGTCGGTCTGCCTTGCGGCGTGCTCGTTCGGAAACGGCTTGTTGACGACGTCCCACGCGCCTTCCGCCTTGATGACCGTCTCTTCCTCTTTCGATTTCGTGAGCGGCATCGTCTCCGTCTTGGGCGTGAAGACCGTCTTGCGCCTCACCTCCAACGCCTTGCCGAATTCGAAATCACCGTTCTTGTCGCGCTTGTAGGTCATCGCGTAATACTTGGTGGGTTCGTCGTTCTTGTACGTGGAGTAGATGGCGGTGTCCGCGAAAGCCTCCATCATCCACGCGTGGCCTTTGCCCTTCGCGATGCTGAGACTCGACTTCAGGTGCTCGCTTCCCGCCCGCGAAAGATTCGTGGTGAAGTCGTACAACGACTCCCCGGCCAGCAACGGGATATTCGCCTTGTGGACTACCACGTCCATCTTTACGGTTTTCTGCTCGGGCATTTTCCTCTCCTTCAATTCGTGCACTCTAGGTTAGCGCACGGCGGACGTTTGCTTTTCAAGCGATTCAAATTGCGCTTGAAGAGTCGTTTGTAGGCGTCCTTGCGCTTGTGCTTCGGCGCCTCCTGGGAAGTCCGTTCCGCCGCTTGATCGGCTACTTGCCAATGTTGGACCTCTTGGACTTCTTGGACCGTATCTTTCAAATCGTTCGTCGCTTCTTCTTGAACGACTAACCGCGCATCGAACGTCACGAACCCGGCCTCACGCGCTTTCTTCTCTTTGTGGACTTTTTTCTCAACGCGCTTCTCTGCGGCTTCGACGTCTCCCACGGTTGCTAGACGAACGGCGCCGAATGTTCCCCCGGTTACGCCCAACGCGCCCAGCACGATGAAGATAGCTCTCAAGCTGAGAGAAATTTTCTTTCCCTTGATCTCCACGTCCGGTACTTCAGATGCGCTCGTCTTCCTTCCCATACCTACCCTCCCGTTGGGTCTTCCACTAGGTGAAAATGCGGGCTATCCAGAAAGAACTCTCGCAGCATTCCAGGCGCGATGTTTTCCGGTTCCCAATCCTCCGTTCCCGGCACGCCAGATTCCTTGATGACGCGGGCAACGAACTCCGAACAGAACCACCGATTGTCCGAGTGTACCGCCTTGGTGACCTTGCGTCCCGTCGCTTTGATCCAAATCAGACGCAATATCCCGAACAGCAAACCGCGCCAATCGTATTTCGAGCCTCCCACGACCTTGCGAACCGCCCTCATCCCTTTGAGAAGGGAAATATCCGACTCCCAATGCTCGATGTAGTCGATTCGCTGGAGCCTATCGACGTCGCAATCGTGCGGTCCAATTTCGTTGATCTCCGTCGCTCGCCAATCGTCCCAAAACGAGTCCTCGTGTTTGAGGAATGAATGATTCACCTTCGAATCCGACGCCCACCTGATGAGGCGCCCGTACCACTTCTTGGTAGCGGTCAAGCAGCAGAGGATTCGAGGCTCATCCGACACGCGTTTTTCTCCTATCGCGGATCAATGATCGCTTCGACTTCCGCCTTGGTCGTTGCGGCCCTCACTTGATCCTTCAACGTGGTTCCGGAATCGACGTGCGCCCGGTACGTTCCCATCGCTGTGAGGTAGAATGAGAACAACGTCGCTGAGTCCGGAACCGGGTACACGTCGCTATCATCGATGGTATTCCAGTTGATGGGATACGTCACCGCAGGGTTATCTCGTACTTGGTTGATCCCCAGTAGTCTCGATTGCGCCGCTTGGCTGAGGCTGAACGTCTTACCGGCGAACACGAACCCTTGCGCGATCAATTCGAGCGTTCGATGGTCGATGCCGGCGCATTTACATATCTTCGCTTCTGCGAGGGTGAAATTGTTCGGGTCGTAGTTGCCCGGGTTTCTACAGTAGCACTCCCTCACGATGGCGGTTTTGGTCGGGTCGATAGTGTGGGCGGGATTGTCCGGGCATTCGGTCGGAGCGGTGAGTCCCCAAACAAACTTGTTCGCTTCTTCCGTCTCGCACCAAACTCGATATTTCCGAATCTCCAAGTCCATGCGCGCCTCCTTACACCGGCCAATGAACGTTCAGCGCTTTTACCTCGATGATGTCGCCTTGCGACGGGACTCGTATTTGAATCTCCCAAATCGCTTCACCCTCCGAAATGTTCGACAGCGGTCCCAAATCGTAGATCAAGACGTCCTCAACGTCGATGCCCGTCAGCTCGCATATCTGATTGTCGTTGGTCTTGTCGTAGATGCGGATGTCGCCTGGGGCGAGTGCGCTTGCTATCTCTATGATCGCTTTGATAGCGGACGGAGTGCCGAGCACGGCCGAACCACGGAAGATGAAACGTGATCCAACCCGATAGTTTTGCCGGTCGGTTTCCAGCGACGGTTCGAAACTGAAATGGATGTCGTTCTTTTGAAGGTTCAATTGATCGATAGCTTCGTTGATCTTCGAAAGAATCGGACCGACATCGGTGGTACCGTGGTCGCCTCCTAAACAAGTTCCGGATGCGTCGTCGTTCGTGATATTTCGTATGGCCAACGTTGCCTCCTAATTGAAGTGCATCGCGATTCGGCAGAGCACGTCGGTTCCGCTTCCCTTCGTTTCGAGCGCATGGCCGATTTCTCGGAAGTGGGCGAGCACCGCGCCTGGAGGAGTCGCCGTTGTCGCATCCGCACGACCGGCCGCGTCACTTACTCCGACCCAGTGCTCACGCGTTGAAGCGGTCCCATCTTTCAAGAGCACGTCCGCGATTCCGGATATCACGACCCAGACATCTTCACCGTCCGCAACGCCGTCTTCGTACATCACGCCGATGGGATCAAGAGCGTCCGCAATTGCGACTCTCACCGCCCGGTCCGTCGTGTCGGACGCCTCAACGATTTCTCCCTTCACGGAAGGTGAGCCGGTCTTGTTGGTGAACTTGACCGCAACGCCTCCCTCATCGGTGATTCGAGCGTCCCCGCCTCCTGTGAGAGCGCGCAAGGCGTTCAACTCATCGATCATCTCGTTGACTTTTGCGAGGATTGGGCCGACGTCCGTTGCGCCGTGGTCGCCTCCCAAGCAGGTTCCCGACGCATCATCGTTCGTCACTTTTTCGATGGGCATGGTACCTCCACCGTTCGATTCTCTAATCTACAAAGGGATTATAACGCCTCTTTCCGGTTTTCGATAAGGTTATGCGCGCGGCCGGTTGCGCGATATGCGACATCAATACCATCTTGATGTCTCCCGCAAAGCAGATTATCTTCTCACCGCCCCTGATCCGCGCCTCCCTATCGGGCGCCACCGCCTCGATTTGGTAGAACACTCCAGGGATGCCGATGGGTCGAGAGATAGAGTACTGGGCGCCGATACCGCAAACCGCATCCCTAGTGGCGTTTCCACAACGACTACAAACAAACTCCGTCGCCTTATTACAAGAGGGGCAACGGAACTTCCCGGTACAGTTCCTAACCACCGAAATCCCGGTGATGCCCTCTTGATATTTTCGGTCCTTGAGACGTCGGATTATTTCGCGTGCTTGCTCTTCGTCGGAGAGGTCTGCTTTGATGGTAAGTCCGTCACGGGTATTGATCTTGAACAAATAGGCACCTCATTGGAAAACCCAAGCAAGGTTCGAAACGGTGGCGGGCGACTACTTGTTTTTGCCGCCCTTGCCCTTGCCGCTCTTGCCGCCGTCCTTCCCAGCGTCTTCTGCGTCCGGTTTCGGCTTCGCTTTCGACGCTTTTTTGTCCGGCGATTTCGAGACGACGATGACCTTGTTCGCCAGGTCTTTGCGCTCTTTGCTGAGGAGCTTCTGAAGCCGGTCCCACTCGTCATCGGTGATGACCTTCGTTCCCGGCTTGAAGTGGAGTGCGCCTTTCTCCACGGAGCGTTTCGCGTCCTTGGGGAAATCCTCCAGTTGGAACGGCTGTACTCCTCTTGCGATTTGGACGATGACCATCTCGCGTTATCCTTTCTGGGCTTCCAGAATGGCTTCGATCATCTCCGACTTCTTCTCACTACCCTCCAGGAGTAGTTCGAGTTCATCGGCCACCTCCAACAGCTCGTTCTTCTTCATCTTCTTGAGCTGCTCTTCGGTGTAATCGTCGCCATCCCCTTTCGCTTCCTCTGCGGGCGGTGTCGGCGGCGCCGCTTTCGCTTTCTTCTTGGGCGCCTCCTCCATCGTCACGGCGAAATCCGACTGGTTCTGGTAGTACAGAATTTCGGCCGCGTTGGTGAGGACTTGGGGCTTGCCCCTTTCGAACTTTCGCCCGCCACGAGTGTGGCTCAGGCTACCCATTAATTCTACTCTTGCTCGTGCCATCTTTGAACCTCCAAGCAATGGCTTTCGTTTTGGAGGTAGCGGACCGACCTGGGCCGGTCCGCTACGCTACCGATTCACCGAAGAGATCAGACGCCGGTCCCGATGTTCCGGACCTTGACGATTGCGTCGTCCTCTTCGAACTCGACCGCCCATTTGGCCGTGATCGCGTACTGGTTCACGCCCTTGAAGATGTCGCGGTCTTTCTCGATGCGAACGTCCCGACCGATGCCCACGATGAAGTTGTTCATGTGGGTCAGGATCAGTTGCGGATTCGCGCTGTAGGTGACCTTCACCGTCGCACCGGCGCCGATGGACCCGCCCGCGTCCCTCTGGATGGTACCGTTGGCGAGGTCTTCGTGATAGTCCGTCCCTTCCACGTAGGGGGTGGTGGGAGTCGAACCGAGATTGCTCGGGAGAACGACCACGCTCGACACCGGAGCGTTCTTCAGCGGGATGACGTCGGTTCCGGTCAGGACGATGTGCTCCACGACCTTCGACTGGAAGTCCCAGAGAGGAACTTCGACGATGGGAACGCCGAACGGCGCCACGCCCATCCCGGCCACGGCGTTGTCGCCCGCGTTCGTTGCGCGCGTGGAGAGTTTCTCCATGTAGAGCTGGGCGAGGTCGGGAGAGCAGAAGAAGCGGAGTGCCTTCTTGTTTCTCCGGAACTTGGTCGGCATCGCCCTCAGCGCCTTCCCGAAGATGCTCAGGCCGATGTTCGCGCCCGCCGCGTCCACGATGTGCCCGCCGTCTCCCAGGAGCTGCCACCCGTCCTGAAGGGCCAGGTACGAGTCCTTGATGTACTGGGTCGTGCTCCCGCCGTCCAGGATGTCGCCTTCGAGCACGGCCGGTCCCAGCTTGTTCCCGGTGATGAAGAGTTCTTCACCGTCGTTCGCCATCTGCTTCGCGAACATCTGAACGATGTGATCCTCCACCGCCTCGCCTTCGATGTTGAGCTCACGGAAGTTATCCCCGATTTCGAAGGGAACCATGACCTCACTCGGAGTGAGCGTGACCTTGCTCGTGTTGATCCCGCGCCGGATGCCCGGGTCCACCGCTTCCGACTTCGGAACCGCCGCACGGGCGCCGATTCCGATTTTGTCGATTTCCAGCGACTCGTTACGGAACCGCACGACACGGGCGTTGTTCTTCAGCACCGTCTCGTCCACGACATAGTCGATGAACTTGTCGGACTGCGCCGGGTTCAGCTTGCCTGCGCTGGCGAGATCATCCGCCACGATGACGGCTTTCTCGACCAGTTCCTCATTTGAAATACCGGACATTTTTACCTCCTGATGGTAATCACTTTGGTCGAACCCGTCCTACAGGACGCCCGCCCAAAAACTCTTCTCCGCTTTCTCTTCCTTGTCGGTGTCGTCCCCGTCGATGGACGTGGACGGCGCACGCTCTTTCTCGATTGCCTCGACCTTTTCGTTGAGCGCTTTCGTCGTCTTCGCGGTTTCCTCGGTGTGCTTGCCGAACGCCTCGGCCAGCTTCTTGACCGCCACGGTCAAGTCCTGGATTCCGCTTGCGCCGAACGAGGTGCCGCTGGGCGCCGTCGCCTTGGCCGTGCCGGTGAGCTCCTTGAGGAGAGTCGAGAGTTGGTCCACGACCGTCTTGAGCGCCTCTTCGCGCTTCGGGGTGAACCGCTTCGCTTTCTGGATGGCGTCCTCGATCACGTCCAAGGTCTTGTTGACCTCTTCGTCCGCGTCCGTCTCCTCTTCGGCGTCATCCGGCGTGGAGGACTTTTTGGCCTTCGCGTCCTCTTCCTCTTCCTCCGGCATCTGCTTCTTCCCCTTGGTGGCCTTCATCTTCTTGTCGAAGTCGGCCATCGCCGCCTTGAGAGCATCGCCCTTGATCCCGGCTTTCTTGAGCGTCTTCTCCATCAGCTCCCGAATCCCGGATGCGCCGAACATCGCGCCTTTCTCCGTCTCCTCTTCTTCGTCCGTCTCCTCTTCGGAGTCGGTGGAGGCGCCGGTGGCCTTGGCGATGTCTTCGACCAGGCTTGCGACCTTGTCCAACGCCTTCTTCACGCCCTCATCGTCGGGCGCGTCCACTTCCGTCTCCACCTTTTCGGCGTCCCCGTCCCCGGTCGCCTCTTCGGTGCTCTCTTCGGCCTTGGGCTCGGTTCCCTCTTCGGGTTTCTCCTCTGCGGCTTCCGTTCCCGCGTCCTTGGTCTTATCGTCGGACATTTCTTCCTCCTGGGCTGTCAGGCTTTTGATCACGGCGAATTCCTCTTCATTCGCCGGACTATCCACCAATGATACCTCGTCCACGTTCAATTCCACGAATCTTCTCACCGGTGTGCGCGGCATTCTCCGTCCTCTTTCACTGCGGCGTTAACTTCCGCACCTTCGCTTTTCCGCCGATGGAAAAGCCGGTGATTTCGCCTTTCTTAACTTTCTTCCAGATAGCGGCGCTCAAGACCTTGACGGTCATAATCCATGAACCCTCTTTGATCGTTTTGCCATTGATGATAAGGGATTGAGGCGCCGTGTAGCATTCCACGAGGTCGAATTGCTTTTTGAAATTCTTGTGTTGTAAGCCTAGCTTCGTGGCTTTGTTGTAGTTAGAAAGGAACTTGTGCGCCGCCTTGCGGATGACGTCAGCGGAGTAGATGTCGCCTTGTGCGTCGGTAACTTCCGGCTGGAGGACTACTCCGGTGACCGTCTGCTCCTCCGCATTTGCCTTCGCGATGGGAATGTAGAGTTTGCTTTCCGTGTCTTCCGCTGGCGCGGCCGATTCGGATGCGGGCTGCTTCCGTGGTTTGCCTTTTTCGGACGGTGGAAAAGCCCTGCGCTTTGCGTTCGTCATCGATGTCCCTTTCAAGGAACGGTACGATGACTAGGATAACCCTGCTGCGTTAGGATAGGAAAGTTATTTGACGTTCGTGTAAGAGGGGAATTTTTAGAAGTCGGAGAAAATTATTTGGGCTCGATTTGCTTTCCGTTCTCGTCATACACGGTCATGAAATCGAAACCGGAATCTGCGAACTTGGGCGGCATCGTTCCCTCGTGGACGATGATGACGCTGGAGTTGGAGAAAGCGAGTGGAAGCGCATCGAAGAATTTCTTTCCATCCTTCGGGAAGAACTGCCCATCGGCTGTCACGATGCCGTTGTGCTCCAAGTCCTCTTTGAACCAGCCGGAACCGGCTTGCCAATCGGCTTTCACTTTCCCGCCTTTCAAATTGAAGGTTACCAGGAGAGTGTAGCTTCCATCGGCGCGATTAAATTGGGAGACTTTTAATAGCATCTTTTTATACCTACTGAATTCAATTCCTCTTCGATGACTTTTTGTAAACCTTGTCGAGTATTCCATCAATGGCTTTTCGATCATCCGGCATGACGCCTATTTTGCCCGGTCTCATCGCGGCGTCCTTGAAAAATCCTTCCATGGTTTCTCTCACCCTGGTCCTTCGCTGGAAAGCGTCGAGTTTGTCCAGGCTCCTTTGCTGACCCGTAAATGGATCAAACAATTTCTTTTTGAGCGCGTCTGTCAACACTTCCGGATTTTTCTGTAACGCTTTTATTCTTATCAACGTTTGCTTCGCGGCCAATTCGTCGATGCCTTCTTTCTTCAATATCTTGGCCACGTTTTCCAACTTCAACTTCTTCACTTGCTTGATGCTGACGTCGTCTAACGCCATCAACTTCTCTCCCGCCGTGGATGGCGGGAAAAGGAATCTCGACACGTTCCCCTTCGGGAACGAAAGACCGTTATCAATTGCGACTACTTTGATTGTTCTTTTCTTCCCTTGGCCCGCTACTTTGAACAGAATATTCCCGCCGTGTCGATCATCGTTCGCCGCAATTACGTCCATCAAAAATGTTCGACGCACGCTTGGCGCGTCCGACAAATCCAAGTAAATAGGACCGCCGAATGCGTCGTCCATTCCTTTTGCTTTCTTGTCCCATGCTTGAAGACTTCCCCTGCCTTGTCCGGTCTTAGGGTTGCGCGCAATTGTTGGAGGTGTAACCGGCTTCCCTCCTAGCTCTACATCCAACCGATAGTAAGCGGCCTCACGCCGATAATAGGACCCAGCTTTGATTCCCTGCCTCAATTTTTTCTCTTCGTTCTTTGCGGCTTTCCAAACAGCGTCTATCTTTGCGCCGTCCGGTGTTTCCAAAACCATTCTTTCGGCGCCGTTAACGCCTTGCCCGATTCTCCGTTGAGAGACCACGCTGCCCTTTTTCAAATCGAACAGCACTTTGTCGTCGCCGGTCAACTTCGGTTTCGGTTTCTTCTTCGGTTTCGGCTTGGGCTTCGGTTTGAGCTTCGGCAACGCCGCGTCATCGACTTCTTGAAACAGAACGCGATACCCGGAGACTTTTTCACCCATCGAATTTTCGCCAACGATCTTTACCACTTTTTGGACGCGCAGTTTTTTTCCTTTTTCTAATAGCACTTCCTTTTCGTGGCCGATTGTTGCCGGAGTAATATCATAGGCGCCCTTGCTAGTTTTCACTTCCATTATCAGGAAGTTCTGGCCCTTTTCCGTAGCCAATTCCCCTGCGCCCTTTGCCACGGTTTTACTCTGCGACCAACTGCTCAATGAATCCTGCTGGACGATGTTTCCCTTTTTGATGAACGGCGCGATGGCTTCGTCGTCCATCGCGTACATTCCGCGATAGACCTTGCCTTGGTGAATGGGCGCCCGGTCTAACGCTTCGCGCATCGCTTTTAACCGTTTGGCGGCCTGTGGATATTTCTTGGCGGCTTCCTTGCCGCCCTGATCCACGAGCTTGATCGAGAAATAATCCTGGCCACTCCAAGCGCCGAATGCTTCTTTTTCCGCCGCATCCAATCCTTTGGCCCACAGCGATGGTGTGGCTATGCGCACCGCTTCGATAGGCGGAATCATCACGGGCGGTTTGCCCGGTTTCGGCGCAACGAACGGCGCAAGGCTTTCATACGACCCTACCTCATCGCTGATATCGACGGTACATCGACAACGGTAGTGGTAGGGAGGTAGTGCTTGGCCCTTCGCTGCGAGCGCTTTTGCGTCCTTCGCTCCTGCTGCGCCTTTTTGTGGTCCTGCTTTCGGGGAGATGTCCTTGATTTGCTTTTCGGTTAGCCACGGATGAGCGGCTTTCACTTCTTCCGGACTATCGGCCGCAAGCTCTTTCCCCATCTGCTCGGCGCCCTGCTTCGTCGTGAAGACCTTCCCCTCCATATGGGCGCAACGCTTACAGGTCCGATGATCGCTGGGATTGCTAATCGAATAGCGCGTGATCCCAATGTCCATAAAGCTACGCATCTGGCCGTGGACCCTCGCCACGGTCATCGCGTTCGCCGTGAGTCCTTCAAAGTACTGCTTTGCGCTCCCGTTGAACCCGCCCGGCACTCGCACTTTCGATAGCGATGCGGCGACCTTTTCGGACATCGCCTTGCCCGCTGCTCGCGCATCGCGACCGGCTTGCGCCATCGTCTCCTTCGTTACACCGGCGATGCTTGGGGAGACGTTGTCCTTGTAGTGCTCTCCTATCCAGAACACTTGCTGGTTCTCCAACGCTTCGACCGCCGCATCGTCGATGAGGTCGAAACTTGGGAGCAGTTGCGCAACGTCCGCTTTCTTCACCTCTTCGAATTTGGGCGTGTTGTAGCGCAACTCCGCTTTCGTTTGGCGCGTTGCTTTCTTCCACGCCGCGATTCTTCCCAGGCGATAGACGCTCGCAAACTCCTTCAAGAACACCGGCTCAATTTCCTTCGCCCATCCGCCCATGATCTTGTTGACCGCAGCGGCAATTTGCGAAGCCGGTTTCAGCTGCCGCGCCATCGCTGCGGCTTTCTTCGTCGCTTGCTTTGCGCGACGTTCCCAAGCGGCCGTGATGAACTCGCGTGCGCGCTTCTCGACTCTTCCCATCTGCGAGACTTCGGAGATGCGCGCCGCTTTCGCGATGATGGAGTCTGCTAGTACGAGACCAGCGTATGTGCGCTCAAGCGACAACGCCGGTTAGCCTTCGTGGGAGTGATCGTCGTCTTCTTCGCCACCGACTTCTTCGGCCCACTTCGACTCGATGCGCTTGTGTACTTCCAGGAGATGATCGACCAACGGATCACCGCTGGTATCCAGCTTCGAAACGTGGACGAGGTTCCCGCATTTCTCGCATGCGGCTTCGTACATCGCATCGGCTTCTTCTTCGTCGTCATATAGCTCCCGGAAGAGGGATTTGAGCGCCGTGACCTGCTGTCCCGGTTCCGATGCGTCGGCTTTGTTCTTCACCGCCTCCGCCATCGTTAGACTGAACGGGACGTCCGGGTCATACCCTTCCTGGAACTCGGGAAGAGGCATGCCTAGAATATCCTCCAACAGCAAGCGGGCGATTCGGGGCGTCATCCCGCCCGTCTTCTCAGCTCCTGCGAGGATTTTTACCAACTCTTGGTTATCGGTAGTGTTGGGAGAATTCGAACGGAACTTGTGGTAAATGATTCCCATATCCGGGAAGAGGAAACGATTGATGATGGAGTCGAATTCGTCACGCTCCGGAGCGAAGACCTGCTCATCGGCCAACTGCCGGCTAGATTCGGCCGTTGCCCTCGTGTAATCGTCGCTCCGACCGACAAAGATGGGCGGCAACCGAAATGCGCGACGGATTTTGTCTTGATTATTGGAACTGTACTTTTGGAATAGCGCGTCGTGATGTTGCTCTTCGGTTAAAGGCTTGATGTCGATTTTGATCTGCGACCCGTCCTCGCCTTCCACCATCCCTTCCGCTTCCAGGATTAGGAATTTGCTATAGTTGTCCGACCCTTGAATTTGCGACTCAACGAAACTCTCGATGCGCTCAATCGTTCCTTCCGTCAGCTGCCCGTTCGAAACCGCGATGACCATCGACGGAATATTGTTATTGCGGAAGGTGATGTAGTTGATTTCTTCGGAGGCGCGATCACCGAAAATGCTAAGCAAGTTTCCGACAAACCGGGGAAGTCCGTATGGAGTACGCGGGGAGTACAAATCGAGATAGATGACCTCATTTGCTTGGCGGTCGATGGGTAGCGTTTCGCCTTCCTTCGCCAAGTCTCCGGTCGTGTTATCGTAGATGCGTTCATCTCCGAATTCTTTGTACCACCGGATGCCCTTGTAGCCTTGCGAGATTTCCAAGTTGCGCCGTCTCGCCGTCCTGGACTGGGCGTACTTTCGGAACCGCCTCCATTCCGAAATCTCCACGACCTTCACGCTGCCGTCCTCTTGAAGCTCCAGAATCTTCCTCTTCGTCTTCACCAACTTATCTTCAAGACGAGATAACCGCATTTGATAGCTGGGGAGATGAGCGAAGGATTGGATGTCCCCGGCCGCGTTCCGAACCACCTCGAAATAGCCGGTGCCGGTCGTCTCCAAATCCTTCCGGAGCTTGCGACGGAATTTGACGAAGGATTCCCGCGTTGCGTACGCGAAGAAGTTTTCCAACTTCACGAATTCCTTGTTGACCGCTTTCTGGACGTCCTTCGGCAGCGGGTTGTCGGGCGTTCCTTTGACGCGAGGAACGAAACGATGGCCGAACGCTTCGATGTTCGTCTCCATAGCTTCGACGCACTGATTCAACTCCGTGCTATTCTCGGTAAGGAGCGCAAGCGTGAAGAGGTCGTATGGCGGCTCAATGAGCTTCCCCTCTTCGGTCAAAGCGTAGATGGGATCATCGGGAATCCGTGTTGACTTCCCCGGTTCCGCTTGCGCCGCTTTGCGCGCGTCTATCTCGATGATCCTCGCACCGATGGTACGCATTGCTTTTTGGTTCGTGGAGGAACCGCTTGCCGCCGTCTCCTCTGCCATCCTCGCAACGGCCGGTTTCGCTTTTCTCGCCATGGCTCCCTCCTAAATCAATCCCGGTTCCTTGCGCCTCTTCTTTCGCTTCCTGAACTTGCTAGCTCTCACCGCCAAATCCAAGGCGTCGAAGAGGTCGTCATATCGGTAACTAGGGAATAGCACCAACTGTTCGATGAATAGATGGATGCTCCCTCCCTTTTTGAAAAACATTTTTCCCTCTTCGAACAACGACGTTAACTTCCACGCCCGCGACACTTTGTCCTTATCCTGGTTAACCGGCGTGAGGCGGATGTCCTTGTCTTCGTCCTTCAAATTTTGATATTGCGCTTGCTGGTAAGCGTTCGTCTCTATACACGCTCGAATCGGGTCCCACTTCTCGTAAAATGCGATGATCTTTTTCGTCTGGTCCCCGAACCGGAGTTGGTCATCGTAGTAGTCTAGCACGTAACGGTTTTTGTCCTCGTCCATCCCGATAACGACGATGGAAAAATGATCGGCGGATTGCTGTTGGCTAATCGCCAAATCGATTCCCATGAAGATGCGAAGACCTCCTGGGATGTTACTCGGTTCTATCAACTGACAATCGTCGTAGCGGAACACCTCGCCTTTCATCGCCTCCGTGTCGCATTGGTACTGCGCGTTGAAGATGATGAGTCCCGACTTCTTGCGCTTCTCATCGAACCATTCGGGCGGGTATTTCTCGGGCCATGGGCTGCGGCCTTCCGGAGATAGCGACGGAATAATGTGATGATGCTCGCTCAATTCGTTCGCGATGAGGTGCCCATACAAATCGTCGTAGTGGTAGCGCGTTCCCAGGCGGTGATACTCGCCTCGATGCTCCACGGTATCATCGGGCGGTTCTAAGGTCGGATCAAGCGTTTGATAATACCAAGTCTTGGTCTTGTCTCGCATATGCCGCGTGCGAGAGTTATCCTCATCAACGAGGTCATCCGCGATGATGACGTCGTAGTGCTTGCTAACGATGGTCCCTTCGACGCCCACGCACGTGATGCTCGCTTCCTTCGTATGCGTCTTTCTTGGGAGCACTTCTATCTCTTTGTTGTCCCACTTCGCTACACGCCGTGGGTCGTAGTAGAGTCCAAAAACTTCCGCAAGGCGTTCGTTGTATTCGAAGTGCCCCTTGATCTCTTTCAAAAACGCCTCCGCATTGGAGGTCGTCTTCGACGCGATGAGGATGCGGAGGTCGGGATTCTTGAGGAGCAAATGAATCGATTTCGTGACGGTACAAATCGTTGATTTCCCGGCGCCGCGAAAGACTAGCTGGATGTTGTCCGGGTGAACGAATTGGTAGCGCATTAGCTCAAGATGAAAGGGCTCAACTTGATAGCCCAATATCTCTACCGCTAAGATGTCGATGCGATTGTTATCGATGATCTGTCGGCGCAGCCACTCGTTCCCCATCGCGTGGAAGTGCTCGTAGCATTCTACCAACTCCGAACGCTCTGCGGCGTCTAACCGCTTTGCGCCCTTCCCGATGATCGATGAAATCGATGCGCCCGACATGCCGGCCTCAACCGGCGTTTTGCAATTCGAAACCGGCCACGTACACGTCGCACTCCCCGGCCGCGATTGCCGTCACTGCGACTAGCATGATCCGACCACGACACTCAACAGTGAACTCGTATGGGGTGTCCACCCCAACGCCGGAACGCGTGATGGGAGTGTGCTCTTGTACCCATACGCCACCATCTTCCGACCACCAGTACACGGCGACGTTCGGATTTGCCCCGCCGCTTGGGACGACCTGAATATGGGCGTGCTGATAGTTGGAGCAGTTGATCCCTTGTGTCTGCGGCGTCGTCGCAATCACGTCCGGAGTCGTTACGCCGGAACGATGGTGCGCATACTCTGGCGCTTTCTTCGGACCGCTTTCCATCATCTACCTCCGCTCTCAACCGGCGTCGTTGAGTTCGAAACCGCCCACGAGAATCTTCTCCACTTCGCCGGTCGCCAAAACGGTCACCGCGATGAACATCTTTCTTCCGCGACACTCAACGGTGAACTCGTATGGGACGTTCGCTCCGACTCCCGCCTTGGTGAGCGCCGGATTTTCTTGAACGAATTCTCCTGCGGCTTCCGACCACCAGTACACCGCAACGGTTGGGTCCGCGTCGGACGCGGGTTTGGGGATTACTTGGACGTGGGCGTACTGATAGTTGGCCATGTTGATACCGTCGCCCCCTTTGAAGTTGGCGATGGTATCGACGGCGGTGACGTTCTCTCGATGGATAACGTAGTCAGGCGCCTTGGCCGGGGAATATTTGCGCGTCATCTCTCACCTCGAAACGGCCAACACCGGGCGGTTCTCACCGCCCGGTTCGGCCCAAGTTGGAGACTCCCGGTGCGCCGACTACTCGTGGGCGATCCAGCGGACCAGTTCGGTATCCACGTTGATGTCGGTGTCCGCCCCGATGGTGAACCCGTCCGACAGCGGCGTGATCCCGTCGCTCGTGATGAGCGACTGCGTACCATCGGTGATGTACTTCACCGCAGATGCGTCGGCCATCCCTTCGACCCACTTGGCGGTAACGTTCCCGCCCACGTTGAGGAGTTCCACGACCCTGGGCCGGAAGCCCACGGTGCGAACGTTGAGAGCACTTCCCGTCCCGGTCACGGCGCCGGTCATCATCCTGTTTACACCAGAACCCATTTTTCACCTCCTGTGAAATTGCCCCTTGACGGCGTCTCGCCAGAGTCCTTTGACGATGGCCTGTCCGTTGAAAAACGAACTGGGAGCGAAGTTGACATCACGACTCGAATGGTAGCGTAAAAGACCGTTGCCGTCTAGTTTCGTCGAAACTGGTAAACCACTTTTCCCTTCGTTTTCGAATCGAAAAACCAGTTTCGAAAATGCCCAGGCGCTTCTAGCTTCGTCCACTTCCTTACGTACAGCGCCCTGCGAGCATCTACCACTGAACCGTAATGGTTCGCGCCTGGGACCGGGTTTGGTACGTCCCCTTTCGCCCAAGCATCTAACCCTTCAAGAATTTCGGACCACATCGGGCGGTGGCGCTTCCACGATAAAACGGGCGGCCAATTCTCAGGTTTTTCTCCGTCCGCGTTCAATTCGAATATCCATGGCCGGTCGTGCTCGTCATGTCGCTTGATTGCGGACGAATACCTCTTCACTATCCACAGATAGGTTCTGCTCGTATCGTTCGCCCTGGTGGCGTACACCCAAGCTATCGCCATACACTCTTCAACGGCGTCAAAACCGGCTTCACCGACGCAGCTGCGGGCGGTCCATACCTTCGCTTTTTCCGTCCACTGCTTCGCAGGGATGGGCTTATTTACTCCGGTACTTTCCGCTGCGCCCATCGCCATCAACCCAACCGCTATCAACCCTATTGCTATAAGCAATCTCATTTGCTCCCTCCTTCGGATAAATTCGAAGTGAAACCGAACTCGTCCATCAAGCGACTCGCAGTTGCGCGCGTCACTAAGTCCGGTACCACTCGACCTTCGTCATCTACCGTCGTTGCCGTGCTAGCTTCGCAGAGATGCTCATACACGGCGCGTTCCGGCGTAATCCCTTTCACCTTTGCTATCTCTCTCATCGCTAACTTCAGATGATCGAGAGTCAATTGGACGTCGTCATCCATCTCTCAAAGAGGTATCGGAGGCGACATCGGCGCCCAAGGCAAGCCCATCAATTCCGCCTTCACCATTAGCTCTTGCATGAAGGGGAATCGGTAGCGCATACCGCTTTTTTGGTCCTTGAGTTTCGCGCACCAATGCTTCCACGTCTCCGAACGAGGCGCAACGAGCCATGCGCCACCTTCTGCGCCAACTTCCGGGTCATCGACGTCGATACAGAGGAACCGAACGAGAAACGGATTCCACGAGGTATGCCCCGCCGTCTTGTGCCCGTCTACCCAACCCCGGTCGAGTCCGCGTCGCACCATCTCGTCTCGCAGAAGGTCCGCGAAACCTCCGTCAGTCGCCGGTCCTAACCCGGTGATGTTCCGGTCCCTCACGTCGTTCTCTGCCGCAAGGCAAGCGAATAAAGTGACCTTCACGTCCGGTCGGCAGTACTGGGCCATGCGGTCTACCAGCGCCGGGATATGCTCGCGATTGAAACCGAATTGGATGCCCTGCGGCCACCCATGGCCGAATAGCGCGATGGCGTCCAGAAGTCGGTCCTTGCCCGCCGTTGCGATGGCGTCCAGCGTCTGCTCGCGTCGTCTCCACTTCGCCGTTCTCACGAGCTTCATTCCCACAACGTTCTCTTCGGGAATTTCGTGAAGCTCTGCGAATGCTTCCGCCTCTGGGATGAACGCGCCGGTCGCATCGTGCTTGCCGTGCGCGTTCGTATCCGAATGGCATACCAAAATGTTTTTGTCAGTTGCTAACCCCTGCATCGCTCCCTCCTTCGAATGTTGGGGGTAAATCGCAAAATCCGAGTATCGCGCCGAGCATACTCGCCGCAATCAAAAAAATGAAGACGAAGACGAGTGCCTCAAGGAACTCATTGAGCAGATAACTCCAAAACGACCGGCGTGGGTTCGGTACTACCAAATTGCCTCTCAGTTGGCTTCGAAGTCTATGAGGGGAGGCGGTGGGGCTTTTCGCCTTCGACCTTTTCGCACTTTCGACTTCGTCACCTTCGATTTCTTGTGCGTCGGCTTCACGAGTATCGGCGCCGCTTCTCCTTCGTCCTTTTCCAGCGCCGGTCCGCGATGGACGCTTTCGGGCGGTGGGAGGGCAAGGAGGTCGCCTTCACCGAAACGCTTTTGAAGACCGTTGAGACTATCGAGTGCGCGCGTTATCTCCGTCTTCAATTGCTTGTTGGTTAGGTTCGCCACTAAGACGCCGGCCACAATCTCTTTGCGCTCCGGTTTCTTATCTATCAAACCGAACTCTTGGCCCTTCGCAACTAGCTTGTCGTAGATTTCCGCCCGCGCTTTGACGGCGCCCACCATCGCGTTGTACTGCTTCGAGCTTTTGAACTCTGCGATCATATCGGTGAGCGCCTGGATGTTCCCCGTTTGGTTGATTAGGTATTCGACGTACACATGTTCGTTCGGCTTCTTCCGGATGGCGTCCGCCTTGTGATCGAACATCTTCTTTTTTAGGTCGTGGAAGTCTTCGGCGGTGAGCCCCATCTCCGCCATGATTTCCTTATCCGGCTTGTCGTCGCACAGGGCCGCGTAGATGGTTTCTATCGCTTCCCTGAGTTGGTCCTTCGTGAGTCTCATCACGTCGCTCCGTTGCGCGTTGCGAATTCGATTATACCCTAATTTCCACGGCGATGGCGAAACGGCGTTTCAAGAACCGTTGAGGATGCGCGCCGCCAACTGAAGTTTCGTTCCGTTGATCGGCAAGCCCATCTTCTCTGCTAGCCATTGTAGCTCGTCTTTGTTGAGCGCCTTCGCAAGCTCTTTCGCTTTGCGCGTGAGAGGCTTTGCGCGAGCGTAACCGGCCGCTTCCAACTCCGACTCCCGAAGGTAAATTCCACCGGTCATCCACTCGTGATCATCGAGGGTAAGCCGCAATCCATCTTCGGGGACTTCCGGGTTGGAGTACCCACCGCCTTTCCCGATGAAATGAAGCGGCAAGTGCGTTCGTTCTCCCTTGCGTACGTTTGTGATCTCCATAGCGGTCCTTTCTGCTTGGAGAACTCTACCGCACTTCCGCATAGGAGCGATGAAAAAGATTAGTGGACCACTTCGACGGTTTTGACGTAATGATCCGCGCCGGGGAAGATGGAATTGAGGATGTCGAACGCCGAACGTTGATCTTGCGCTTCGCATTCGAAGGAGTCCCCGAAAGTGTCACGGCTTTCGAGGTCGAACACGAACCGATACCGTTGCCGACCTGGGGACGCTCGTCGCAGCCAAACGGCGTCCGTTTTTCGCGTCTCTTCTCGGGCCATCATAGCTCACCTCCTACGTTTCGAACCCAGCAAGCCGATACCTATATTTTAAGGCTTTCATTTTAGGAGTAAAGAAACTGTATCATTTTCTCCTAGTTCTATAGGCTTTTTCGCACGGCGCCTCCTGCTACTCTATACCGAAGAACCGCTGCGAACGCTGACGAAAAAGCGCGGATTGCTGTAGGCATGCCTTACATCTCAGTTGAAAAGTCTGTGGGGAGAACTACCTTGGACGCCTTGAAAACAAACTACGCATGGCCTCTTGGCGCTTCTCCTGCCGAATCCGGTCCGTTTCGACCTTATCGGCTTGGATGGCGTCCTCTATAGAGGTGATTTCCCGGAACCGGGCGCCCGGACCGATGGAACGTCGGAATTCGGAGAAGAGAACCGGCCGCATCTCCTGGAGGATTCCGTCTCCCCAGGTCCGGATGAAATCGATGCGCTCACGCGCTTGATCTCGGGTCATCCGTTCGATGGAGAATTCCTGCGGGCGCGTCCGGTCGAATTGGATGATGGAGGCGCGGCAAAGGAACGACCACACGCCGTCCTTCTCAATGCCGATGACCCAATCGGCGGGTTCGGTCGTCCAAATGATATTGCGCCCAAGCGAGATGCGGCGCCGATTCGCTTTGCGCCTTACCATTTGACTAGCACGTTCCTTCCCCGCACGGCAAGCCGGTACTTGCGCCCGCTTCCGTCCGTAGCGAGGACGATATGGTGGCCGCGCCGGTCCCGCTTCCCGGTCGCCACCGCATCGATGAACGTTCCCTCTTCTTCCGCGTCATACGTGATGACCCGGACCTTCTGTTGCCCCGTGAGCTTCCCGGACGCGAACACGGCGTTGGGGTTCCCGTATCGCTTCCCTACCAGTCTTGCGAAATCGTCGAACGTCGTCATCGTCTTCTCCTTCCCGCGCCTCTTTAGTCTACCTCTTCCCTATCCGCCCCGATGACGAGGGAGTGGTGCTCTCCTCACTCGTCGTCGTCGTCTTCGAATGTATCGACGGGCGGGCACGCTTCCGGACCTTCCCACGGCCCCCAGTGCCCGTATTCGGAGACCATCTTGCGGAACGTCTCCATGTCGTAATAGTAGCATTCATCCGGGTCGATATTCCCCACGGCGTAGAATAGCGCCTTGGGGACGGCCAACTTGCGTTCCGCGTCATAGCAGATCACGTCGCCTATCTCTAACCAGGCGTGGCCGTACTTACAAAAAGGCGGGCGCTGGAGGGTGGGCCGTCCGTGTACCAGAACGACCTCACCCAACTCTTCGGGGAGAGGGGACTCAGGGAGTCCAAGACCTGAGTCCATGAAGAGCTTTCCAGCGGCCGCGTAACAATCGCCCAATTCCATCTTCGCGCCTCCTAGCCCAACAGGGCTTTCCGGGGGAAGTTTGCGCCCTGGGGAATCTCCCCGCCCGAAAGGAGAAAGTTGCGGCAGGTCTCTACCCACTCGCCTTCGTCCCATTCGGCGTTCGCCGCCTCTTCGAAGTTCACCCAGCCGTTCTCGTCTTGCGTCCCGTCGAGCCAGAGCACGATGGCCTCGCTGCGCGCGAAATTGAGAACCATCCAACAGTTCCCGACGCACCCATCCGGAATCGCCGCGCACACGTCTCCATCGTCCCATCCGGCGCTCGTCTTCGCAGCGCAAATCGCGTCCGTCGCCGTGTCGTTGTAAACCATCATTTTGCTCCCCTTTCCATCGCGTCGATTTTTGCGCCGATTTCGTCCCGGCGTTCTGCGGCCCTTTCGATGTCGCCTATGCCGCCGTGTTCGAGCTGGTGGAGGTAGTCTTCCACCGCCGCTTCGTATTCACGGAACAGCTCCCGGTACTCTTCCGTCATCCACACTTTTTGGGACCCCATTTTTTCCTACCCTTCCACGGCCACCGGCGCCGCGTTTTCGTCCCGGTTTCGCCGGGTGCGAGTCGATGCGTTTCCGGTCGCTAGAATTCCGGCGACTAGAACCGCTAAAACTACCCTCTTGAAAACCGCCATTTTTTCGCCTCGCCTAGAGTAGTTCTAAAAGCGCCTCGATAAACCGGGTACGCTCGAAAGAGATTCGCGCTTCGCGGGCGTTCCGGTCGCCTTCCCCGTAATAGCCGTTCACCTTGAGAAGCTCGTCTATTAGCCCCTCGGTAATCGGGGTATAGATACGCCGTCCGCCCGGACCGAATTTAACGGCGCCGGGAACGGCGAAAGAAGAAGCGACGTCGCACGTGATCGAGGCGGCGACGGAGGCGGCGAGATAGCTAATCCCCCGGACGCGGATAACGACCGGGGCGCCGCTTCCGATAACGAGCGAAGTCGATTCCGTCCGCCCGTTCGTGCGCAGGTGCCCCTCCTCGACTCCCCGGACGTCGTAAGAATCCTCGAAACGAATCGAGAAAGTTACATCACCCATTTTCGCGTAGTCTTTTTTCGCCTTTGTCATTTTGGACTCCTTTTTTTCGTAACCGTTTTTTTTGAGTTCCTCTCCATACATTAAATATAGGGCTTTTCAATTTAAAAGGGAAGGGAATTTATCAAACTAATTGAAACTTTTTTTCAAGTGCCTAGAATCCTTACTTTTTTGCGTGAATTTTTTTTTGAAAAAAATGGGAAATTCGCTACTTTTCCTGCGGACCTTCGACCTTTTCTCGCAGGGTTTCGTAGTTAATTTCCATGATGGAGGCGGCCATGTAGGGCCCATCGTCGAAGAGGCGTTCCACCCATTCGGCTACTGTCTCCACGTCTCCGGATTTGATCCTCAAACGTGCGGCGTCATCGACCACTTCCGAGTTCAATCGAATGCGCTTCGCAACCCACTCTTCGCTCACGGCGAACGCCATCACGTACCCTCCCCGATGACGCCCTCAAGAGTGATCGTATTCTGCCTCAATGCGTTGCGGTAATCGAAGTTCACGGAGGCGACGATCAACGGCGCCGAAATGCGATCATCGGACGTTGCGAAACGGAAGCAGTTTCCGACCTTGAAAGAGAACCTCAAACGTTCCATCTCTGCGTCGGAAACTTCAAGCTTCAATTGGAATTCTTTTTGCGGCGTCGTTGTACTACTCTCCTGCGTGAATTTGAAGTCCTTGAAAGCGACTGTAACGCCCGTGTCGGAGTCCTTCAAAAATGCGACGACCATCGCCTCATCTTCGGGCGTCTCTTCCACGGGTTCTTCGTCCGCTTCTTCCACGGGCAAATCGTCGAACTCCCCGCACTCCAAATCCCACTCATCGTCCTCTTCTTCATCGATGCGACCGGCGTGCGTGTAGCCGAACTCGTCCATTGCCTTGAGAACTTCCTCTTCTGGGATGCCTAACCGCGTCGCAAATTCTTTCAATCGTTCGACATCGGTCGTTGACGCAAGGTGCGGCGGTTCGATCACGACGCCTTTGCGCCCAACTATCTCCTTGAGAGCCTCATAATCTTCCACCTTGCTCTTGCCGCGTTCGAACGTCATCGTGGCTTCGGGCGGAAGTGCCTCAATGCCCGGCGTTGCGACCTCTTCGATGTAGACTCCCGGCCGTGGTAGTGTGCGGTCCTTCGCTTTCATTTTGCTAACCTCGGCCATCGCCTTCCCGGTCGTCTCGATTCCCGTCGCAATCGTCTCTACTCCCTTGGGAGATATCATCAAAATTTCTCCCTCCTTCACGTGAGGAGAAGAGATGACTTTGATCCCGGCGAATGTCCCCGCTTCGTGAGGAGGCGGACCGTGAACTGGAGGCTCGAAAATGGGCGAGCCTGGAGGTGCTATGATTGCGGGCGCATCGATGGCGGGAAGTTCGGGAATACCAGGAAGCGATGGGAGGGAAGGGAGTGCCGGGAGTGATTCGGGGCGCACCCACTTCTTCGTCAAACGGTTGTAGACCAACGCGCCGGATTCAACTTGAGAGCGCATCATCACGTCGATCAGATAACGCACCTTCCCTTTCAAATCGTGATCGACGATGTCGCACTTGATTTGCTCCCCTATCCAAACGGCCAGTTCCGCAAGGACGCTTTCGTCAACGTCCGAATCGGAAATGCTGATATTGAAATCTCCCGTTTCCGAGAAACCGAAGACAACAGTTGGTTCCCTTTCGCTCATGCCTTGAACCTACTCGTGACGGAGGAACCGTTCAACGAATGGTCCTTTTCATTGGTCATCTCGTCCACGTCTTCGCGCATCTTCTTCGCTTCCGGTCTATTCTGAAGGCGTTCTTCGGCCGCGCTTTCGATTTGCCGAACGCGCTCACGAGTCGTATTGATCGCAAGACCAACTTCCTCAAGCGTCATCCCGCCTCTTTCCGCGATGTCCAGCGCGCAACTCTCCTCCAGTTCGTCCGGTTCCTTATCCGGATGATTGAGCTTGAGACTTCCCGTTCTCGGATCAACATCGAGGTACAAGTTGTACTTACACCGGACGAAGGGACACGGCCGGGGAACCTCACGGCATTCGGCGCGTGTGCGCGGCATCGGTTCGTTCTCGAAAAATGGATACAGCAAGCGACCTACCCGCAACTGCTCTTTCGTCATTTTCTTGACGGGTATCGTCCTTGGTCGGATGCGTCCGTCCCGGAGTAACTTCTGCCGCCTGTAGTTGCGTTTCCTCTTCGGCATTTCTTCCCTAAAAAGCGGCCATCCTTCCAGCGGCAATGGCCTCGGTTCTCTTTTCCCTATCCCCACCGGCGCCGGGAAGGAACGCCGATACAGACCTGGGTTTGGGCGGCGACGGATTTGAGGCGGATGCGACGCGGCCCCAGCTGTTATCACTACTCTATTCTACCTGATTCGACCTTGCGGGGATGAAACTCTCGTGCTAGTCCCAAACGCGATTCGCTAGCCTTTCCGCGATGGGATGCGCCGGGATGTAGAACTCCTTCACCTCATCGAGTCGCTTTTTGTCGAGCATGAGGCGAGGCGTCTTGCCCTTGGGATAGACGACCTTGATGAACGGCCGCGTCTTGTCGATGTAGCGACCCGCCTTTGCTCGGAACTCAAGAGGCTTTCCGCCTCCCCCAGTCGGCTTGGCCGTCCCGGTCATCTCCTTATCGACATAACATAGCTTCCCCGTGATCGCTTTCGCCCGCAGCCGGTATTCCCCATCCTCATTCCATTTGACCTTCGGGTCGGCATAGCCGATTTCGTCGAAGATGGCGGAGTCCATCACCGCAAGGTCCGCGATGTTTGATCCGGAGAAGTAACGTTGGTCCTCAGGGAGATTCGACGCATCGAGCCTTGCGAAGTAAGTGATACACGGAGTGATGGCCCACGCGTCCGGAAGCTCTGCGAAGGCGTCTCGAAAATAGTCCAGTGTAAACGGATCAAACTTCACGTCCGCGTCGAACCGCACGACGTACTTACACCGCTCAGATAGAACGCGCTGGATGAGGTTCTCTTTCCCCGCCGTTCCCAAGTTGCGAGGCGGTCGAATGAAGAGCAACGGGTTGTCTCCGACGATTTCTTTCAACTCTTCGATGGGAAGCGATACCGGGGAGCAATCATCGATGATTAGGAACGGCAACCCGCCTTCCGCTTGGGCGAGGTCGGAGAACTGGGCCAGCGTCTCCTTGAAGACGGCTGTTTGCTTCTCGGGCGCGATGGGGATTTCGGCCATCTCTCCTTTCCTCATCACCGTGCGTAGCCCTGAGAAGTAGTAGCCGCATCCGATGCCAAATTCGTAGTGCGCTTTTGAATCCCAATTTTCCATCGAAATGCTAAACCCCATGGACTAACTCCTTGCCGGTAATGCGCTCACCACTTCTGCCGGTTGCGCGCGTTTTTAGAGTTGAGAAGAAAGTGCACCATTTCTCCTAGTTTAATCGGACTTTTCCATTTTGACTTAACTGCTATTGGAGGGGGCACGTTGCGCATTTGCCGACAGCGTCTGCGTTAGGGCTGTGGATTACGCAAACACGACCTTGGGACTTGCTCTTCGCCCTTGATGATTTTGCGAGGGTTTCCGCCCGCTAAAATCCACGCCGCGATGTCGTGAGCGCCGTGCCCCTCCTTGAACTGCTCGTGTAGGAAGCGCACGCCGTCCTCGATGCGTTCGTTTTCCTCGATGAGCTTCGCCGCGATGCTTTGAAGCTTCATGATCGTCTCCATCGGAGGCGTCCCGTGTAAGCAGACCTTCCCCAAGTCTTCGACCAGTCGCTTGTCCTTTTTTGAAATCATTTCTTCTCCTGGTCCTTCCCGGTCTTGTAAGCCCATTTCGTCGTTCGACACTCGGGGCAGTACAAGGTCGTCTCCTCTTCGTCCATCAACAGCTCGCAAAGCACGCCTCCCCAACCGCACTCGCAATGGACGCCTGGGAGAATCTTTCGCGCTTGTTCGAGGTCCATCGCGTTGCCGTGCTCATCGGGCCAACGGTCCGCCCCCAACGGCTTCGCGCCTTCCGGCGCTTTTGAATCTTCGGGCTTCTCGCTCATTCCGTCTCCTCTTTGACCGATGGAGGTTTCGGCCGCGAACGTTTGATGACCGCTTGGCCGACCATAATCATCGCATCGGGACTTCTCGCACCCAAGCGAAACGGAGCGCCGTACAACTCCCATCCGTGATCCAAATATTTTTGGACTTTCTCTTCCAACGTTTCGGACGTCCCGGTGAGAATCTCGTATCGCATCTACATCTCCACGACGATGTCGCTCGCCCGCCAATACCCGTCCGGGAAAAGGCGGAACAAGCGATTGTTTGCGTGCGAGAGTAGCTCAATGAACTCGTCCCAGTCCTCGCACGAGATTTCCGTACACTCGATGATCTGTGGCGGTCGCTCTTTCGCCTCTTCTTGCGTAGTGGATGACTTCATCGCGTCAGCACCTCCCGTTCCGCCTTCGTGAGACGGGCGAATGCGCGTGTGTAGAGGACTTCCGCCGCTTGGAGAACCGTGCGTGCGCTATCCCGGAGATCGTGGCACTCCATCTTCGTGATACGGAAGCACACGCATTTCTTGCAGCTGACGTTCCAAATCCCGCCGACGAAACTCAAATCATACGTCTCCGAAAGCCGATGCGCCGGGCAGCTGTATGCGGAGGTGTAACCGTTCCGCTTGAGCTGCTCATTCGCAACGACGAATGCGGCGATGACGGCGCAGCGGACGTTGACCGATTGGCGTCGCATCGCCTTGGCGAAATCGGCGCTTGTATGGACTTCATTCCGTAACAGCAGCGCCCACGGGCGCCACTCCTTCGGAACCTTCGAAAGTTTCCATTGCCTCCATTGCCTCTTTTTCATTTTCCCTCCAGCGCTCTGCGGAGACGTTTGGCCATCTTCGCGTGGCCGGTCCCCCGCAGCCAACGCTCCGTTTCCCGGATTGCCTCCTCCAACGTCTCGATGCGCTTGTGAAGCGCCTTGCCCTCGAATTCGAGCGCCTCATAGAAGACACGCGCTGCCTCCGTCTCGGCACCCTCTTCGTGAATCGTCACCGTCCCGTCGCGTCCGATGGTGACTAGCTCTTGGCTCTTGCTTCCGTAGAGTCGCAAGGCGAACGAATCTTTGGCGGTTCCTTCGTTGATCTCCATTTCCGTTCTCCTCTTATACCCTACTGAGTTGAAGGACGGGAAGATGAAACGCTACAGCTTCTTGAACTCCGTCCGCCCGTCTTCATCGCGTTGATAGAACCGTTGGCTGGAGATGAGCGCCGCTTCCAGGTCCGGTGCGCGTTCGTAGCTCACGTTGCGAGAGATGATGCGCTTGCGCGCCGCTGCTTCGAGTATCCCTTGCGCCGTGTACCAAACCTCTTCCTCCATCGCCTCGATAGCCATCTCCACGAGCTGCTTCACCGTCCCCTTGTCGAGCCTTTCCTTGACCGGCTTCTTCTTCGGTTTCGGTTTCGCCTTTTTGCGCGGTGGAAGTTTCGCTTTCCTCTTCGGCGCCGGTTTCGGTTTGGGCTTTGCGGGCGCCGGTTTCGACTTCGCGCCAACGCGGTAAAGGAACCTGCGAGCGCTCAGCTGCTTGCGTTGGACCTTCCCCGCTTTGAACATCCGGAAGAGATACCCGCCGATGATACTCGAATCGTCGTCCATCTCTTTGGCGATGTCTCCCGGCGCCGTCCAATCACCTCGCCTCTCCAAGACCTCGATGATGCGGAGACGTCGTGGGCTCACCGATGCTACTTGCGAGCGTGGAGGAAGTTCCGTTGCGGGCTTCTTCCCGCCGTTGATAGCGACCTCCAACGATTGAATCGCGTGCTTCAGTTGGTTCGTCTTCTTGTTGAGCGCCGTGATGCGCTCTTCCATCTTCTTCCTTTCGGAGATGAGCGCATCGCGTTCTTCTTCCATCGCGTCGTGCTGCTTGCGGAGGTCGTCTCGAATGCGGATCAGTTTTTCGTCGGAGTCGCTCATAGCGCGTCCATCGCTTCTTGGATGGCGGTGTAGTATCTGAACATGCGCTCCGTCTCCTCTTCGTTGAGACAATGGAAACTGAAAAAGCCGGGCATGCCGTTGACGCTGCGCGGACCGGCTTTGTCGAGGTACTCATATATGAGCGTCGGTTTGTTCTCCCCGGTGAAGAGCTTTTCCCGATCATCCGGATGCATCAAAGCGAGGGGCATGAAGACCGTCGCCAATGCGTACGGCATCTCTTGTTCCGGGATGTGACGGTCGGTGTAGATTTTTCCCGCCCAAAGGTCTTGCGCGATTTGCTTCAGCTCCTCATCGGTCTTCGGGGTGTATTCTTTCTCTTCCGCTTTCGCTTCTTCGCCCATCACTACTCCTCCACGGGTTCGATTTTGATGGAGTGCTTCATCGGGTTGAAGTCCTCGTGCTTGACCAATTCCTTCACGACCTCCATCGCCGTCTCCTCATCGACCGGACCGATGACGGTGGCGACGGCGTTGAGATAGTTCCCGACCACTTTCACCTCGAAACGCTCTGGGCCGGGTTCGTCCTCTTCGATGATGGGTGCGCCCGTCGCCTCGTGATAGGAAACCGGACCGTGTTCGACTTTGCCGCTGCGGAAGGCGCGAACGCAAGCCCAGTATTGATCGGTGACGGCGACGCAAGCCGGTCCTTGCCCGTCATTGACCGTGTCGTCGTTGTAGTCGCAACCCTTACAGAATTTGGGCATCGCGTTCGTGAAGTCGAGCATGTCCGGCGCGTCGTTGTTTTGGTCGTTCATTCCGCCTCCTTGCGCTTCTTCCTCTTCTTCTTCTTGGGCGTATCGTCCGCTGACTTTTTCTTCCTCTTCTTCTTGGGAGTGTAGGCCGATGCCCGCTTGATCTCGATGACGTCTGGGTCGAGTCCGAAATGCTCTTTGACGTATGCTACTCCCTCTCCCGGCGCCGCTTCGAACATCATGCGGAGGCGCCGCGTGTAAGGGAACGTCGCCTCAGTTAGTCCCGTGTCGATGAAGACCGTGTCTAGCTCCCGACCGGTGACGACTATCGCCCTGCGGATGTCGAGTATCATTTGGACTCCTTCCCGTGTTACTTACTACTACCCGATTGAAAACGGAGTCGATGAAACTCCAATTGAAAAAGAAAGGGCCGACACGGTGCCGGCCCTTTCGTCGCATCTTGCCCCTAGCACACGGGACGCGCGCACCGCGCCGCAACGTTGCTAATCGTCCGGTACGTTGAGCAGGTACCGGACATGCGTGCTCCGGGTAATACGCCGTGGCCCGGAGTCCACCATTGGGGTTGCGCCAGCGCCAACGTGCTCGCAAGGGGCCGTGGGAGGAAGCGGCCGTGCCATCCTTTTGAGTAGTTCGTTCGCGATTCCTAGGCGCACTGTGCTTAGTCCTCCCTCTGCTAAAGAAGTATACCCGAACCGGAGTTGAATCGATGAACTTTTTGAAGATGCTATTCGGTAAATCGGACGTGGAAGACGTCGATGGGAAACCATCCCGCCCCATCACTCAGTATCGAAACGCCGTGATGCCGACTCTTGCGAAAGTCGATACGCACTTGGAAGAACTCTGCGCTGCCGTCCGGTCGTAGGTTGATCTCCATCAACTGCTCGTAATCCTCCGGGTTCGAAGGCGGCCAAAGCGTTTCGTCGAACCTCACTTGAAAATCGTACAACTGTTCTCGATGGCAGAGGCACTTCAATTCCTCGCGCAACTTCTTCGCTCCCTCTTTCGGGTCGAGCATCTTGCGGTATTCATAGGCGAGGTAAACCGTACACTGGAGGAGATACGCGAGTCTGAAGCGATGCGCCTTGAGCGGCAATGTTAGAGCTTGGGTCATTTCTTCCTCCCCTGGTAGCCTTCAAGCTCGATGTAGACGACCGGCTTGCTGTCGTTGCCGCTGCTGAAGTACCACGACACGTCTTTGACGCGTCCCTCCATCCAACGGTCGTTGAACCCTTTCCCTTCAACGACGCAATGGCGCACTTTGACTTTCTCCCCGATGCGCGGCACGCCGTCTCCGGTTTTCTCGAATCGGATTTCTTCATCGTCCATTCTGAAGTAGATTGCTTCGGTCATCTCTCCTCCTTGCGGCGGACTCATTGCGGTCCCGATGATGAGCGCCGATAGAAACGCGACCACTATCACTAGGAAAAAGACGGACGGTTCAGACATCGATTCCAAGACGTCTCCCGCGAATCGAACGAACGGCCTCATCGCATTTTTGAAAGCGTCTTTCATTTCTTCTTTCTCCGTTTCGGGCGCCATCCGCCGATATGGGCGATGGTGAATATCCAAACGAAGGATAACCCGACAACGAGGACCAAGCCGATGATCGCGACGACAATTTGAGTATGCGTCATGCGCGCCTCGCTTTCAATATCTCCCTTGCGTACGTTTGGATGATACCGGAATGATGCTCCAGTATCTTGATCGCCGCCTCTTCGATGTTGATGCGGTAGACGACGTTGTGAGCCTCTTCGCTTTCCCGGAACTGGATGTAGACGCTCGTTGTTCCCGGCGTCCTGTAGAACGCGATGTGCCCGCCCTGATCGCTCCACGGCGTGCTGCTGATGAGCGTGAGCGTGTCTTCGGCCGGTTCTTGTTCGATGCGCTCGATTGGTTGCGTGAGTTGGTTGTCTCGTTCCGCGACTTCCGCTGCGAGTTGATTCGCCAAACACGTCGCGCAATACGCTTTCCCGTCGTGCGATGCTAACCATCGGCCGGGGACTTCGCAGACGCAGCAAAGCGTCTCCCCGTCGTGCTCCTTCCTCCACGCCAAATCGAATGCGATGGCTTTCTTCTCGACCGCAAGAGCTTTCGCCACGTCATAAGCGCACGGTCCATCTTCGTCCGGAAGCACGCAACGGTTCTCTATGCCCGCCGACCACTCACAGTTTTTACACGGATTGTAACTCATCCCGTTCCTCCATCGTCGGTCACGTGTCCGCACGTCAAACAGATGAAGTAGTCGCTCCCCGTCCGTCTTACATAGTCGTGGTCGCACGCCTCCTGGACCGCATCCTTGATGGCCTCCGGGTCGTGTCGCTTGATCGGTGCTTCGGGAAGGTCCGGTGAGCCTGGGGTCCAGGGCTTGGGCGGATTCGTTATCTTGACGTGCGGGTATTCTTCTTTTTCAAACGCCCAAGGCGGGCAGAGGCGCTTACAACGCTGTCGCAGGTTCGCGTTGTCGCAGACCTCTGCGAACTCCAAAAAGACGTCCCATGCTTGTTCGCCTTCCAACTCCAAGAAATGATCGCGCACGGTATCGTAGAATGCGAACCGGCTTCCCGTCCCCTGCCCGCGCAAATCGATGAAACGTATCATTCGTCCGTCTCCTCTTCGTCGCGTTCCTTTTCGAGCTGAATCACGTACTCTCTTTTCAACTCGTTCGGAATGATGGGCGGGCACTCGCCTTGCGGGGTGTCGTCCGCGTCCGGATTTTTGGACGACTTCCCTGCGGCAGCGTTCTGACCATTCTGCTCTGTGCTGGGTACGTCGTCTTGCGGGTAGCCTCTTGGCGCTCCGACCGCGTTGCGGGCGACCTCCTTCTGAAAGTCGCTGGGACCGTCGCTCCGAAGGAATTCCATTGCCTCTGGGTAGCTCGATACCTCTTTGGTGGCGCCGTCGCTCCGTTCGACGATGACGAACCCTTCCGAATGGATGAGGAACCAACTCCTTGCCTCCTCTTCGCTCTTGACGGTTTCCATTTCTTGCTCCTTCCCGTTTGGTGACTTGCGGCGTCGTGGCGCCGTGCTACTAGGTTCTATCGAACCGGGCGACGGGTCGATGACTCTTTTCGTTTTGAGGCTATGTAGGAGGTGGAGCTTGGCGCTTGGGGAGAGGTTTTAATTTAGAGGTAAAAGGAATTGTCCGTTTCAATTTCGAGTTGTGTATGCCCCGCCGCCCAGACATATTGCCATTTTTTCTCGTGGCCCAGATTTTGGGGGCAGTAGGGGGTCAGCCTCCTCCACCTCCTCATAGCCGACTAGCTTTCAACTGCCCCATCAAGGCTTCTCCCCGTTCTTCCCGGAATACCGCGCCGAATATCTAGCGCCACCAGGCAAACGCCACCGAATAAACCAACGGTATTGTAGTCCACTAGCTATCCGGCTTTCAATAGGACGTCTTGAAGGCAGTTGATGGGCGTCTTGCGGGGAGGATTAATTGCGCTCAAGGGCATCATCAAGGCACTAGGTTGAAAACACACAGATGTGAGCTAAGCAGCGCTCGGGAAGTTTCAAGCTCCACCTCCTCCACCCACGTTCATCAAAAGCGTTCAATTCCCTTTATCTCTACTTCAACACCGCCAAGCTTTCAACTCGATAGCTTCCCATCAACGTCCGTTCTATTCGCTACCATACGCTATACACCATCGTTTGCGCTTATACGGGTATATAGGAGGGAGGACTGGGAACATCGGTCTATGTTACCGTAGGCTATACCGCTTTACTCTCTTATCTTTGTTAGTGGACAGCGTCAGGTTTTTTCTTTTTCTCATAGGTGAATTATCGATTCCGTTTCAACTCGAATGGCTCTTGATTAGTTCCCAGGGTGGATGGGATAGGGGCGGATTTTTAAAGACGTAAGGAGAGTGGGCGTTTTCTCCTAGTTTAGTTAGATTTTTTTGTTAGCGGATTTCAAGGCTTATACGTAGGGGAAGAGATAACGGTTTATAGATGGTGTAAGCGTTTCTCCCGGTTATCCTCTAAAAAGGAGCATACCTAATAGCATCTCTAAATTGATTAAGGGCTTATGAGGGTTCGTATCCGTTGGAGCGGTCGGGAAGAGGCTAGATGGATGCTCTCGTTCTCCTAGTCGTCATCCGTTCCGCTTTCTTCCGTCTCTTCTTCCTCTTGAAACGGAATTACCATCGATTCGCTCCACCACTTCCCGCCTTCCGTCGCTACTATCAAGGCACCTTTTGAAACGGATTCCCCTCTCAGGTCTATCCCTATCCAAACGTTGAAATCCTCATCGATTAGAACCGGGAAGATTTTCCCATCGGCGTCCTTCCGGAAGGTTAGCCGATACGTTGAAGGGGCGGGCGCCGGTTGCGGTTCTATATCTCCCCAGCTACCGATACCCGTCATAGCGTCCGCCTCATCGAGATTGACGATAGGCTCAGCCCTTGGTCCCTTCCCTCCTAACGATATTGAAAAGCCTCGATAGCTCCCATCGGTAAGCAACCGTTGTATCTCTTCCCGCTTCTCTTCTGGGAGGTCTTCTATCCGTAGCGATATCAGCGGCCGTTCGTCCGCTACTTCCGTCTCACCCCCTAATTTGATCGGTTCGTCCAGGTTCCTCTCTAGCGTTTCGAGGTCTTTTTCAAGGCGCGTCTTCTCTTCTTCGCTTACACGCGCTAGTTCTTTCGCCTCTTCCGCTTCTTTGCGGCGATGCCACCACGCGCATTCATCGATTTTATCGCATTCTTCACACGTCTCTTCGATTGAGCGATGGATAGGGTAAGCACCGACGCCAGGGCAAGCTTTCTTCACGAGGCTAACCGTTTTCAAATCAAACTCTTTAATCCGTTCGGCCGGTATCGCTAACGACTCTTTCACGATGTCGCCTTCGTCCGTTCGGAATAGCTCTTTTGCGTATGTAGCTATATCCTTCCACTCGTCATAAAGCTCGTTCGGGCAACGCTCTTTGACGTCCGTACCGATGCCCCAATCGTCGATGATAGCGATGAGGCTTAAAAGACCTTTCAAGTCAACGTCTTGCGCGATCATCTCCTCAACCGTGACGCCCTTTTCTATCAACTCTCTCACCGAGACTTCTTCCAACGTCTTCTCGATTGCGGGCGTGAGCGGTTCTTTCTCAAGGTGCTTCTCGCATCCGTATCGAGGACCGTGGCCGTGATTCGCTAACCATCCCGAAAGACATGCCGGGCAATTCTTCTTCTCTTCTTCTTCCGTCTCTTTCTTTGCGATTTTCACAGTTGCTTCGGGTTGAGGGAACGGTAACGGCTTGGGCGGCGCGTCCGGTCCGGAAGGCGTTGCGGCTTGATGACGATTGAACCAGTCGTATAGCTCGTCCAATGGGCCCGCTTCCTCCAGTCCCAAAATCTCGATCACCATATCAAGCGCTGCGCAGTAGCCGATACGATGCGACGTCTCGTAATCGTGTACCACTTCGTCGTAGCTAGGATTTGCCGTCTCACGATGTCCTTTCAACGACTCGATAAAACGTCTCATCCGTTGCCTTCGTTCCCGTCGCTCTTTCTCGATGCGCTCTTCCGCAAGCTCGAACATCGTTTCAATCGTCTCGCTTCGAACCGTCTCAAGACGCTCTTTCAAACTGACGTTCTCCAGCTCCGTCTCCGCAAGCCTCTCTTCGGAAACATCCAAGAGCGTGAGGAGATCATCGCGAGACTGATCCTGAAGAGCATCTACGTCTACGAATATGAGATCACGATGCGGCCGCGTCTCTACGGCAAGAACTGGAGCGAACATCTCTCGAATCGCTCGCACTAGCCGAACGGCGTTTTGCTCTGCTTCACGCGCCTTCCCTTCGTCGATTTTTTCGCTCATTCTTTTGCCTTTTCTTTCATCTCTTTGAGCCGTTCTTCTCCGTCTCTCAGTAACCGTTTGACGCGCTTCAACGCCTTTCCGAGTCCTTCCCGTTTCATCAAATTATCGTCCGTCTTCGTAGAGATACCCTTCAAGATGGCTCTTAATCCGTTGATGGTATCCCTGTAAGCGTCGTTGCGCGCCGTTTGCTGAACGATGAGGACGTGTTCTTCTCTTTCCCTCAAGAGCGTTTGGGCTTCGCCCAACTGTTCTTCCAGCGCTTCGATTTCAAGCCTCAGCGCTTTGTTCTCTTCTTCCGCCTCGTTATCGAAGGCGCCGCTTTCAACTAGCTCTTCATCGTCGTCTTCTTGAAGCTCTGGATGGCGGTGTTCGAAGCGTTTCACCCCGTCGTTCCAGGTCCGCATCGCTTCTTCGAAGACGTCCGTGAATAGGTCCGCCCACCAATCAATCGTCATATCATTGAACGACGTAAACTCACGTGTAAGCAGTATCGACCGAACACCAGACCGAAAATGAGTTGAGAAATCAATCTCCATCTCCGCATCTATCTTCTCCGGTATTTTCTTCATCGAATTCTTCCACACGGAGGGTACGCCGCTATGCCGTCCGCTTCGCACGCCGCTTCATAGTCCAAGCGATGGTCCTCTTCGCTCTTTGCGTCGCAGTCGTAGCAGACTCTGGGGCGCCGTCCGTTGATCGTCGAACCGCTGCGGAGCTTCTTTCCCGGTTTCGTCTCTCCGCAGACGCAACACTCTCTTTTCTTGCGACTCTTCTTCCCCACCGCTACGCACTACCGACCGCATCGGGCATCTTGACGGCGACCGTCAAGCGCACTTCGTCTTTCTTCCCATCGACGTTCAAATGGAGTGCTTCCATTTCGGTCGGTAACGTCTTGTCGAGTTGACGTGCTTTCTCGATGAGCGCTTCCGTCGCCTCCGACACTTTGAAAACTAGCACTAATGAGGTATCGGTTTTCATCTTTTGTAGTCCTCCATTCTTGCTCTCTTCTCCGCTATGTCTAACGCTCTGTCCGTTCGTATCCACTCAGCGAGTTGGTCTTCCAATTGCTCCGTCTTGCCCATGTTCTCGCAGGCTTTCATCGCGGTGAGGAACGTCCAGAGGAGACGTTGCTGGGGAGGCGTCATCGCTTTGAACTGCTCGATGATGACCGCCGTTTTGAACGTCTTCGTCGTTGCGGCTTTCTCTCTCAGCCTCTTCCACCAAGACATTTTACCCTTCATCGCGTCTCCTCTTCTCCGTTCCTCACGGCTTGATCGTATTCGTACATGAGGTCTTCATCGATTGTATCGCCGTGCGTCCGAAGATGTTCTTTCAACTCGTCTCGCGTTGCGAGTCCCGGCTTTCCGTATCGGAGGTTCAAAGCACGTCGGTATTCGTCGGAGACTTCGACCGTGTAGACGACTCTAACCTTCATCGCTCTCCTCTTTCTTCGACCGTTCGTTCACCGCTTTCGCTACGTTCATCGCATACCTTCCGATTTGAAGGTACACGGCGCCGCGCAACATCTCTTCGTCCTTCGACGTCCGCACTATCAATTGACCTTCGTCACTCGCTTTGATAGCACTTATCGTTTGCTTGACGATTGTATCGACGGCGAACGCTACGTTGTCCGCGAAAGGACTGACCGTGACTCCGTCTATCGGTCTTTTTTCTCCCATTACTTCCACCTCATCGCTAGCAAGAGAACGACGAAGCAAATTGCGAAGGCGATTTTGTCCGCCGTCGTTACGACCTCTTCCATCGTTACCACCACGCCCAACGGTCCTTCGAACCGCTCATCCACTTCTCCTTCGGTATCTTGGCCGGTTGCCCGGCCGCTTTTCGAGCGTCCGTTTCAAAAGGGTTGTCGTAGTAACTATGGAGCGCCCGAAGGAATACCCAAATGAAGACGCTTGCGCCGTAGTATAGGACGGGCATCAAGATTCCGAATAGCAACGTTTGTAAGCAGTGACGGTTCTCGTGTTTGACCGTTCGTTCCCACCGTTCTCCGTCGTCATCGATTACGAAGGCGCAGTTGCCCAGCGCGTTGCCCGCCCACCCTTTCTCTTCGTACTGAGTGCGGCATAGCCAAGCGTCGTTCTGGAGGTCCACTACCAACGTGAGATACGGTCCGCGCTTTATCTCTTCGATTTGCCCTTTCAACTTCAAGATGAGGAGGTAAATCCATACCAACGCGTTGAGAGGTAGCGCCCAGAGATTTCCCAAAATGCCTAGCACGATTTCTTTCATTTCAGATACCTCACTTTTGTTCCCTTCCCGTCGCTCTTTCGACGGGTGTAGATGACCATCTTCCGCCTCGTGCAAAATTCGGTTTTGTAGCCGCAGTCGCAATCGATATGATCGACGGTAATCGTCTCATACTCCGTTTCGTTTCGCTTCCCGCACCAAGGACATCGGTATTTTTTCTTGTCCGCCATCCCTCTATACTATCTCGTTTTGAACCGTCTCGATGAACCTCCCTTGGGCCGTCCCGGTAAATACAAATTGCGCGCCTTAAATGTTGTAGGACCAGAGAATGAATGGCATTAAATGTCTTTTAGCTATTTGATTGCGCGCTTAAATGTCGTAGGAACAGCCGTTTGCCGTAAACAAATGTCTTTTAGCTTTTCGAGAGAACGCTTAAATGTTGTAGGACCAGAGAATGAATGGCATTAAATGTCTTTTAGCTATTTGAACGAACGCTTAAATGTTGTAGGACCAGAGAATGAATGGCATTAAATGTCTTTTAGCTTTTTGAGAGAACGCTTAAATGTTGTAGGACCAGAGAATGAATGGCATTAAATGTCTTTTAGCTTTTCGAGAGAACGCTTAAATGTTGTAGGACCAGAGAATGAATGGCATTAAATGTCTTTTAGCTTTTCGAGAGAACGCTTAAATGTTGTAGGACCAGAGAATGAATGGCATTAAATGTCTTTTAGCTTTTCGAGAGAACG